CACGATACAAAAGCATTTGCCACTCAGTCAAAAAAAACTTGGATTAAAAGTCCATCACTCAAATTTATGTAGTGAAATAACATTACCAACCAGTGAAGAACGTACAGCAGTATGTTGTTTGTCTTCTCTTAACTTAGAAAAATATGATGAATGGAAAGATGACCCTAAATTTATACCTGACGTGGTTAGGTTCCTCGATAATGTATTGGAGTATTTTATTAATAATTCTCCTGATAGCCTTAGTAGGGCTAAGTATTCTGCTATGCGTGAACGTAGTATCGGACTTGGTGCAATGGGTTTTCACTCTTATCTCCAAAGTAAAAGCGTACCTTTTGCAAGTGCGATAGCTAAAGGAATTAATTTAAAAATATTTAAACAAATAAAAGAAGAAGCTTTAGCAACATCTAAAATACTTGCTGAAGAAAGAGGTGAAGCACCTGACATGGAAGGCACTGGTTTAAGATTTGCTCACATGTTAGCCATAGCTCCCAACGCAAGTAGTAGTATTATTTGTGGCAGTACATCACCTTCAATAGAACCTTTACGTGCTAATGCATACACACAAAAAACTATGAGTGGTACTCATTTTATGCGTAATAAATTCTTAGAAAAACTTTTAAAAGAAAAAGAAATAAATACTGATGAAACTTGGAAAAGTATTATTGCTAACAGAGGTTCAGTAAGACACTTAGAGCAATTAAATGATTGGGAAAAAGATGTGTTTGCTACAGCTATTGAGATAGACCAAAGATGGATTATAGAACTAGCTGCGGATAGACAAAAAGAAATTTGCCAATCACAAAGTTTAAATATTTTTGTACCGTCTGATGTTAACATTAAAGATTTACATTTGTTACATCTATCAGCATGGCAAAAAGGAATTAAGACTCTTTACTATTGTCGTTCGGAAGCAATTAAAAGAGCAGAAATAATATCAACTAAAATAGAAAGAATAGTAAGACCAGATGGTGACTCTGATTGTCTTGCTTGTGAATAATTATGGCTAAGAAATTTACTGGTTTTGTGGCTCGTGAAAAACCTAAGAAAAGGATACGAGTCCACACCAAAAGTCCTAACAAGAAAAAGAAATTACAACATAACAAAAAATACAACAGACAAGGAAGGCCCCAATGACATACGAAAGTTTATTTGACGACATGGAAAAACCCCGCAAAAAAAGAAGAAAAAAAATTAAGCGTCCTAAAACATTGGGCTTATTGTGGCACGTGTACCATACAGTGTTAGCGGTAGAATTAGGATTAATATTAATAATAGAATTTATAGAATTGATGAGGGGAATATGAGTTTATTTAAAGGAAGAACACACTACAAACCATTTGAATATCCATGGGCTTTTGAAGCTTATGACACGCAACAAAAAATGCATTGGTTACCTAGTGAAGTTCCATTAGCTGAAGATGTAAGAGATTGGAATGAAAGATTAAGTGCTAAAGAAAAAAATCTTATTACTCAAATATTAAAATTCTTTACACAAGGTGATGTAGATATAGCACAAGCCTACTTAGATAAATATATACCTAAATTTAAAGCACCAGAAATTAGAATGATGTTATCAGCTATAGCAACTAGTGAAGCTAACCACGTACATTCTTATTCATTACTTAATGATACTATTGGTTTACCAGACAGTGAGTACCAGGCGTTTCAAGAATATAAAGCTATGGCTAATAAACATACTTATTTATTTAAAGATAAGGGTGAAGGTATTGAAGGCATGGCTAGAGAGTTAGCTGTATTTTCTGCATTTGGTGAGGGCCTACAACTGTTTGCTTCTTTTATTATGTTACTTAATTTTCAAAGATTTGGAAAAATGAAAGGCATGTGTCAGATAGTTACCTGGTCTATTAGGGATGAAAGTCATCACGTAGAAAATATGATTAAAGTTTTTCACACATTAATAGATGAAAATAAACATATCTGGAACGATGATTTTAAAGGAACTCTATATCAAACCTGTAGAGACATGGTAGAACTAGAAGATAAGTTTATAGATTTAGCTTTTAATCTAGGAGAAGTACAAGGTCTTAAAGCTGATGATGTTAAATTATATATTAGACACATTGCTGATAGAAGATTGTTACAACTAGGTTTAAAACCTAATTACAATCAAAAAACAAACCCATTACCCTGGTTAGATTGGGTATTAAATGGCGTAGAACATACTAATTTCTTTGAAAACAGAGCAACTGAGTATGCAAAAGGTAACTTAACAGGAGACTTGTGGGCATAATTAGGCCCCATATTAGAAGGAAAACATTATGGATGATTTAAATGACATCCAATTACCTTACACCGTGGATGAACTTATCAAAGTTTTAGATAAAATTTATCCAGAAAAAGCACCTGAATTAAAAGACAATGAGAAAACTGTCTGGTTTAAAGCGGGTCAACGAAGTGTAGTTAATTGGTTAATCGACTTAAAAAAACGAAGCGAAGATAATTTATTAGGAGAGAAATAATTATGTGTATGGGAAAAGCTTTAGCTAAACCTCAAATAATTAAAAGAGAAGACCCTTCGATAAAATTCGTTGACGGTAATGAATTTGACCCAAAAGCTTCACCACCAGAAATAGACAACACACCTGTTATTAAAGAAAAGAAAAAAGTTAAGAACAATGTGACAAGTCAATCTTCTGATTTAAATATTAATACAACAACTTATTAACAAAAGGAAACAACTATGTGTATGGGAAAACCACCTGCTCAAACAGTTCAAGAAGAAGCAGTGCAACCAGTTAGAGCAGCAATGTCATCTGGTGATGAACAAGCACCTACTATTGAGTTAGCTTCTGAAGACGCTTTAGAGATTGCTAAGAAAAAGAAATCTAAAAAAGGTACAGCAGCTATGCAAACTGATTTAAATATCACTAGCGGAAATTCTAACGTTAACGTTTAATGGATTTTAAAGATACAGCAGAAAATCGTTATGAATCTTTAAGTGAAATTAAAGAGCATTATCTCGATAGAGGACGTGAATGCTCTGAGTTAACTATTCCCACACTAATTCCTGAACAACATCAAACACAATCAAGTGACTTTTATAGTCCTTTCCAATCTGTAGGTAGTAGAGGTGTCAACAACCTTGCTTCAAAATTACTACTATTATTACTCCCACCTAATCAACCATTCTTTAGACTAGCGATACAAGGCAAAGCCAAAGAACAAATAGAGCAACAACCAGAATTAAAAACATCTGTTGAAAAAGCTTTATCTAAAATTGAACGTGAAGTTATGGGTAAAATTGAATCTCTTGCACTACGTGTTCCGACATTTGAATTAATTAAACATTTAATTGTTGGTGGAAATGCTTTGGCCCATATTCCAAAAAAAGGTAACATGAGAGTTTATGGTTTAAACCAGTATGTTTGTAAAAGAGATGGTGAAGGAAATTTATTAGAAATAGTTGTTAAAGAAAGTGTTTCAGTTTTATCTTTAGACGAAGAAGTAAGAGAACAAGTGTTATCTCTTATGTCAAAAGAAGATGTTAAGTCACAAATAAATTGTGATTTATATACACATGTTTACAAACTAGATGATGGTAAATATTATGTTTGCCAAGAGACTAAAGGAATTAAAATACCTTCATCTATTGGTACATACAATCAAGATAAATTACCATGGTTAGCTTTAAGAATGATTAGAGTAGACGGTGAGGACTATGGCCGTAGTTACGTTGAAGAGTACATTGGAGATTTAAAATCTTTAGAAGGATTATCACAATCTTTAGTCGAGTCTTCTGCTGCAAGTGCCAAAATGATTTTTATGGTAAGACCAAACTCAACTACAAAGAAAAGAGATATAGCTGTAGCACGTAATGGTGACATTATATCTGGTAGTGCAGATGATGTTGCAGTCTTACAAGCAAACAAATTTTATGATTTACAAACTGTAGAAAAAGCAATTGCAAGATTAGAAGAAAGATTAGCTTATGCATTTTTATTAAACACAGCCATACAAAGACAGGCTGAACGTGTAACTGCTCAAGAGATTAGATACATGGCAAACGAATTAGAAACTGCAATGGGTGGTATATATTCTTTACTATCTCAAGAATTACAATTACCTCTAGTGCAATTACTAATGGATAGAATGGGAAGTCAAAATGAAATTCCTAAACTACCCAAGGGTTCAGTAAGGCCCACAATTATCACAGGTGTTGAGGCACTAGGACGTGGTAATGACTTACAAAAATTAAGAGAGTTTGTAGCAGAGATAGGTCAACTTGCACAAATCAATCCACAAGTCGTGCAACTTTTAAATCCACAAGATTTAATTACAAGGTTAGCAACTGGACTTGGTATTGACACTGAGGGATTATTAAAATCTCAAGAACAATTACAAGCTGAACAAGAAGCTGCAATGCAACAACAACAAATGCAACAAATGCAGGACACCGCTCAAGACGTGGCTCCTAAAGTTGCAGACAACATGACAAAACCGCAAGGATAATAAATGGTAGAAAAAGTAGAAATACAAACACCAGAGACAACACCAGAACAACCAACAGAAAATACTACAACAGAAAACGAAAGTAGACCTGGATGGTTACCTGAAAAGTTTAAGTCTCCTGAAGACATGGCAAAAGCCTATGGTGAATTAGAAGGTAAATTAGGACAGTCTGAAGAGAATACTAATAAAGACTCCGAACCTACAAAAAAAGAAGAAGGCGATTTATCAATAGATAAAGCAGAAGAAGCTGTAGAAAATGCAGGTTTGAATATGTCTTCTTTACAAGAAGAGTACAATGACGGAGGTCAACTAAAAGATAGTTCGTATGAAGCTTTACAAAAAGCAGGAATACCTAAAGACTATGTTGACGCTTTTATTAAAGGACAAGAAGCAATTGCAACACAAACTTCTAATACTTTAAAACAAGAAGTTGGAGGAACAGACGCATATAATAGTATGATGAGTTGGGCCTCTGATAATTTAAACGAAGCTGAAATAAATTCTTTTAACAAAACTGTTAATGGAAAAGACATTGAAGCTACACGTTTAGCAATACAAGGTTTAAATGCACGTTACAAAAATAATGTAGGTGACGACCCTTCATTACAAAGTGCAAATAAATCTAGTTCAGTAAATGCTCCAGGCTATAGGTCTTGGGCTGAAGTTACTGCTGCAATGAACGATGAAAGATACGGAAGCGATGATGCATACAGAGCTGACGTTCAAAACAAACTAAATAACAGTAGGTTATAACATGCCAAAATATAAACCAAAGACGAAACCAAAACCGAAACCAAAAAGTAAAGGATATTAAGATGGCTAAAAATGGCTTATATGCGAACATTCACAAAAAACGTGCTAGAATTAAAAATGGCTCGGGTGAGAAGATGAGAACAGCAGGTACAAAAGGTAGACCTACCGCAGCTCAATTTAAAAAAGCGGCCAAAACTGCCAAAGCATAGTTGTGTTACCTTTATAGGTAGCAACTGCTAACACAAAGTTAAAGTCCATTAACTTGACCGTTCCGAGGAACGACAATCTTGTGAAACAAACTTGAAATATGTGAAGGCGTTTTAATAAAAACAACAACAATAGAAAAAGGAGACAAATATGTCAAACGCAACTCCGGCTTCCATTGGACGAGTAAACGCTTCTGGTTCAGAAGATACCCTGTTTTTAAAAACGTTTACAGGTGAAGTTATTACTTCATTTGATAGAGCGAGTAAAACACAAGGTGCTGATTCTGTAAGAAGCATTGCTAATGGTAAATCTGCTACGTTCCCAGTAATGGGTAGAACGTCTGCGGCTTATCATACTCCAGGTACTGAAATACTTGGGTCTGATGTGAACCACAACGAAAAGGTTATTACAATTAATGACCTTTTAATATCTTCAGCTTTTTTATCAAATATCGAAGAAGCTAAGAATCATTGGGATGTTAGAAGTAACTACTCAACTGAAATTGGAAGAGCATTAGCTTTCCAAAAAGACAAACACGTTCTACAAACTATTGGTCAAGCTGCTCAAACGAGTACTGCCAATGTTACAGGTGGAGACGCAGGTACAGTATTAACTAATACTGCTATCGCTTCTGCAACTGCGGCAACGTCTGCAAATGGATTTATTGATTCATTGTTTGACGCAGCCAAAACTTTAGATGACAAGTATGTTCCATCTGAAGGTAGAATCTGTTTCTTAAAACCAGAAATGTACTACAAATTAGCAAACGCTACTAACGCAGTCAACGTTGACTTCAGTGGTGGTGCTAATGGTGGTGTTGCTTCAGGTAGAGTATTACAAATTGCAGGAATTAAATTAATTGCAGTTCCTCATTTTGTTGCTTCAAACGTGAACTCAGGTACAGACCAAGGTTCAGCTACTCAGGGTGGTTCAAACCCTCAAGCTGTAAACTTGACTGCATACGAAGGTTTAGTTTGTCACCCGTCAGCAGTTGGAACTGTTAAGTTAATGGATTTAGCTACTGAAATGGAATACGACATTAGAAGACAAGGTACTTTAATGGTTGCGAAATACGCTATGGGTCATGG